CACCGATGCGATGCAGTGGTACAGCGCGGAACTGCTGCACGAACATCTGCGCCAGGCATTGAATCTGCGCTTCAAGAACCAGCTCTATCAGGTGCTGAAAGCCTTGCCCGAATATCAGGAACCGGGAAAAGAGTTGAAGCCGCAAGACATTCCCGATCTGTACGTGAAGGGCATCACCTGGGCCAAAGCGAACGCGGTGCGGCAACACGTCGCGGCGGTGCTCGAAGGCAACATCATGGCGGCAGTCGAATGCCGCGAATCGGTGGAAGGCCGCGCGACCACGCGAGTGGAGTTTGTCAGCCAGAACGATAAGTTGGAGGCGCTGCTCAATGCCTTCCGCGCCGCCGCCAAGCAACCGGCGGTGATCGACGTGCCGGCAACGGTAATACCGCCCGGTAATACCGGAGCCTCGGGGAACGGTAATACCAATGGGAATCGGTAATACCGGGATCGTCCCGTTTCTCCCGCCACCCCTGCTCCCGCTGAACTACGGGTATCGCGTCAAGGAATTTGCTTTGCGCGATATGGCCGAAGACAAACGCATCAACATCCTCGACGGTTCGGTGCGCTCGGGAAAGACGTGGGCACTCATTCCCAAGATCCTGTACGCCAGCTCCGATGTTTCCGGAGTGCGCGGCTGGCGAATCCTCTTTGGGCAAACCAAAGACACCATCTACTCCAACGTGCTCAAGGATGTGTTCGATCTCATCGGTGAACGCTACTACACCTACTCGCACCACACCGGCCATCTAAAAATCTTCGACACCGAATGGCGCGTGCTCGGGGCCCGCGATGAAGGCAGCGAAAAATTCCTGCGCGGCGCAACCGTGGGCATCGCCATCGGCGATGAACTGGTGCTGACTCCCGAAGGGTTTTTCAAGATGATGCTCACGCGCATGTCTCCCGCCGGCGCGCGCCTGTACGCCACCACCAATCCGGACAATCCCTTGCACTGGCTCAATCAGGAATATCTGCTGAACCCCGCGGTGGAGCGCGATCTGCTGCACCTGCACATGACCATGGACGACAACCCCAATCTGCAGCCGGAATTCGTGGAAGCGCAAAAACGTTTGTTCAAGGGCATGTTCTACAAGCGATTTATTTTGGGAGCATGGGTGGCCGCCGAGGGATCCATCTGGGGCGACTGTTGGGATGACAGCCAACTGTATTGCGACTTGGATTGCCGCGATGAACGCGAAGCCGATGGCACACCGCACGTGCACAACTACGTGCCGATCACGCTGAAGAATGCCGGCGGATTCACGGACCACTGGTTCAGCAACGACTACGGCACCGATCACCCGCACGTCTATCTGGAATTTTGGGACGATGGCGACACCGTGTGGCTGGACCGCGAATGGGTGTGGGATTCCCGCGAACGCTTGCGGCAACTCACCGACGGACAGTACGCCGAAAAATTGCAGGAGTTCATGGGCGCGAATCAGGGCGCGCAAGTGATCATCCCGCCCGAGGCGTTGTCGTTCCGGCAAGAGTGCACCAATCGCGGCATATGGGTGACCGTCGCCAAGAACGAAGTGATCGAAGGATTGCAAACCGTGGCCGGGATGATGGCGGCGCGAAAGTTGCGCATCAATCGGAAATGCATGCGCACGCGCCGGATGATTCCCACGTATGTGTGGGATCCGCTGGCGGCCGCACGCGGCGTGGAACAGCCATTGAAACTGAATGACGACGAAGCGGACGCGCTGCGCTACGGATTGCACACCAAGATTCCCAAGTGGAGATACGCGATGCCCCACAAGATCGCCGCGTGATACCATCGCGCTGCTCACAAAGCCGAGGCTGGGTCGCGGGGACATTCCACTCCGGGCGGGGTGGAACAAGTGGCCCGGCCTTTTTTTTGTGTGCTACACTCCCGCGACGGAGGAAATCCCAAATGAGCAAACAAGCCGACAGTCATCAGAAAGCCGCGCAGCATCACCGCAATGCGGCCGCGTCGCACGACGCCGCTGCGGAAGCGCACGCCGCCGGCAAGAAAGCCGACGCGGAGAAGCACGCCGCCGAAGCCGACGAACACGCGACACAGGCCACGAACGCCGCCGCTGAAGCCAAGCAAGAATAAAACTTAAGTTTTACGAGTCGCTGTTAGACTGTGGGCAATGTGCTGTCAACGACCCGTCTGAAACTACTCAGGGATGCCGTCGCACGCATCCCTGAGTCAGTCCCTGTGCTATCATTCCGTTGCCAAGGCCGGGCCGAACTGGGCAAGACATGACAAGGCGGGGCACGGCCTGGCTCCTTCCCTGTGCTATATTCCCCACGTTATGACCCAAGTGCTCACGCCGAGCGGTCCGTTTTTGTTGATTCTGTGGAACCCGGTAGCGCGTACGTGCAGCATCAAAGGCACCCTCGAAAATAAAGCCCTCACATTTGAAATACTGGCCCGCGCCAAGAACACCCTCGAAGAGCACTACGATGAGCTGGCCAAAGCCAACTTGGTGCAGCGGCCCAAGGTGACCCTCACCGATGGCAACAACTAAACGCAAAGCTGCTCGCACGCGCACGAAAGCCGCCGACAAGAAAAACGGCAACGGCAAGAACGGCTTGTCCTCTTTCAACGTGGCTACCGCATTCGATTACTTCTCCAACGTCCTGGCTCGCACCGGATACGGCACTCCGTCTCTCGCCGAAGCCAGCAGTTACGAGATGGTGCGGCTCAGCAACAATTACTGGTTGATGCTGACGTTGTACCGCAATCACTGGCTGGCGCGACGCATCGTGGATCTCCCGGCGATCGACATGACCCGCGCCTGGCCGAAATGCATCGTGGACCGTTCGCCCGATGACGTGGAGAAATTCGAGCGCACCATCCATCGCACCGGAACCCGTGCGGCAATTCGCAAATCCCTCAAGTGGGCGCGACTGTACGGCGGAGCCGGCGCGGTCATGTGCATCAAGGGCCACGAAGAATTTCTCGATGAGCCGCTGGATCTCGATGACGTCACCCCGGGCAGTTATCTCGGACTGATTCCCTTCGATCGCTGGGTGGGCATGTATCCGGTCGGACAAATCAGCGAGACCTTTGACAAGCCGCAGGAATGGGGTTTGCCGGAATATTACGAAGTGCGCGGCACCGAAGGCGGCGGCATCGACTTCAAGATTCACAGCTCGCGGGTGCTGCGCTTCACCGGACCGGAAGTACCCACGCCGGAATTCCAAGCGCAAATTTATTGGGGGCTCTCGGTTATCGAGGTGGTGTGGGAAGAACTGCGCAAGCGCGACAATGCCAGTTGGGCCATCCTGAACTTGCTGTTCCGCGCTCAGATTATTTCGCAACAGAATCCCGAACTGGCCCAGGCGCTCAGCGGCTTGGGCATGAGCCAGCAGGCGCTCACGAGTTTCCAGCGGCGCATGGAAGCGCAAAACGAGTTGCTGTCCAACCAGTCCATGCTGATCCTCGGCGAGAACTGCTCCATGACCTCCATGCAATACAGTTTCGGCGGCATCGGCGAAGTCTACGGACAATTCCAGATGGACACCGCCGGCGCGGCGGAGATGCCGGTCACGCGCTTGTTCGGCCGCACCATCACCGGACTCGGACAAACCAACGATGCCGACGAACGGCTGTACGAAGAAAAAATCGCCACCGACCAGAACGACCAGTTACGGCCGCAACTCGACAAACTGTATCCCGTCATCGCTATCAGCGAGTGGGGCGAGAATCCCGATGACATGGACATGCACTTCCCCTCGGTGCGGGTGATGACCGAAGAGGACAAAGCCGATCTGGTGGACAAGGCCAGCGGTCCGATCCTCGCCGCGTACAATGCCGGGATCATCTGGAAAAAGACTTGCCTCAAGGAACTCAAGCAGCTCAGCGACAGCAGCAACATCTTCAGCAACATCACCGATGAAGAAGTGGACGAGGCCGAAGAGAAACCATTGTCGTTGGGCGCGGAGCCCGGTGCGGAAGGCGAGCCAGGTGCGGAAGGCGAAGCGGGCGAAGGCGAAGAACGCGAACCGGGCGGCCGCCGCGTGGAACGCGAAGAAGGTGGCCGGCGCAAAACTCCGCAAATGACCCGCTCGGTCACGGCGCAGAGTGGCGTGCGCAAGCCGGGAGTCGGGGCGTTGGCGCGTGGTGGCAAGCAACGTTTGCCGGGACGCCATGATGCCGCGATGACCGACGAACCACCCACGACGCTCAAGCAGTTGCGCGATTTGTTGCATGACTTGCGGCTGGACTGTTCGCAGCTCGACCCCGGTTCCGATGAGTGGGCGCGATGCATGGCCGAGATCAACGACGTGCAATTACAGATCGACAACATGATGGAGAACTGGAATCCCGGCACCAAAGGTCCGTGGCCGCAGTTTCAAGTCAGTCACGACCAGCACCCCATCAAGAAACGGCTGAAGTGGCACGGGCTGGATATTTCCATCGAGACGCCGGTAGGCGACACGCGCTCGGGCAAAGATCCCAGCGGCAAGCCGTGGAGCGTGAAGATGACTCACGACTACGGCTACATTCGCAAAACGGAGGGAGTGGATGGCGACCATGTGGACGTGTTCCTCGGGCCAGATCCCACAGCGAAGTACGTCTACGTGGTGCGCACGCGCAAGGCTCCGGATTTCGTGGAGTTCGATGAGGACAAATGCTTCCTCAACTTTTCCACACAGCAACAAGCCGTCGACGCGTTCCACGCGAACTACGATCGGCCGGAACATTTCGGGGAGCTGCGGGCGATCCCGGTGGTGGACTTCATCGACAAAGTGCTGGTCGAGAAGAAAGGCAAGTTGCTGGACACCCGCACACATTTGGTGGACGCCGGAGCACGCTGATGAAGTTCGCTTATCGCATCGCCGCGAGTGACGCAGAAACTTCCCGCGACGGGATCCTCTCGCTCGCCAGCAAAATAGGATTCCTCGCGCTGCTGTATCGCCTGTACGCGCTGAACGAACCGAAACGGGAAACGACCCGCGAGTGGATGGCCCGCAACATCGGCAAAGGGTTCGCGTGATGTATCTGCTGCGATTTGAGAACGGCGCGGAGTGGAAAGTTCCGGGGCTGAGTGGGGCGGCGGAAGAGGTGATTTACTACCACGACTCGCTAGCCGAAGTGGATTTCCGGTTTCGTCTGGCCGATCGACTGCCTTCCGGGGATGTGTTGTAT